CATCTGTCATTCCTTTGTTCATTGTCTTGTAAAGCTTGTAAGTCTCGGGAGGTACATTGACATTTGAAACGTCAACCCCTCCGCCTGTGGGTTTAAGGTGTCCCTTTGAATTTAAGTCGTTAAGCGCAGCCTGTTTACCTGCGGCGGTGCTTTTTGACTGAATGGATTTCCAATTCGCTTGAACGTAAGCCTCGACCGGACTGAACCCGCGTTTGATGAATAATGACATTTGAGTTGCCACATCTTCAGGTAATCCCAAAGACGGGTTTTCGCCGTCAAACTTCTCGTCGGGGAATGCGGTTTTAAGTTCTGAAATCCAACCGTCTTTTGTCGCCTTTGCCTGCGCTTCCTGCGCTGCTTTAATCAGCGGGTGGTTACTTACCGCCTCGTCAATCATGCTTTTGACCTTTTGGGGGTCAGGTTCGCCTCTTTGAATAGCCGCCTGCCGTTCAACTTCGGCGGCGAGTTGTTCAAGCGTCGTGATGCCCTGCGTGCCGTACTGCGTCGCAACATCAGAATCTGAATAGCAACCATTTGTCGCGCCGTAGTTTTTAATCAATTCGGTTGTGTGAGAAAATTTCTCGCGTTCTGTCTTTAACGCCGTTTCAGATTCGCGGCGGGCAGCGGCAAAACGAGCGTTATCATCGGGTGTCTGTACTGGCTTTACACTGCCCTGTTCGGCGACTACAGGGGTTTCTATAGGGGTTTCTACACCTGTTTCAGTGCTTACCGTTTCTTGCGGGGCGGCGACTTCCGCAACTGTACCGCCTTGTATTTCATCAGCCATAATAAATTCCTTTCAATTTGGGTTTGTGACGCTATTCCAAGCGAATTTTATTTACTTCTGAGGTCATTGCCCTTTACTATCTGCGGCTGTTTGCCTTTAGACTGTTTGCTGTCCGCAGTAATTTTCTGCGCCGAGGCATTGTTAAAGGGATTGCTTTTGCCGTTATCTGCCATGTGTATCACCTCCTTAAATGGAATATAAAAAGAGCCACTAAAACCGAATTAATCGGTAATAATGGCTCTCTGTGGAGCTCTATTTGATATTAAATTTTAATATACTCGGGGAAAACTTCATCTTCTGACATTTCTAAGGCGGTAGAAATACGTTTACGCCATGCAGGGAAGAATGTTTTTCTACCATTTGTGGCTTGATAAAAGTCGTTCAATGTGATGTGCGCCATCCACGCTAATTCTGACTTAGTTAAGCCTCTGTCCCTTATAATATCATTGATTTTTAAATTTTTAGTTAATAGTTCCATTTGTTGACACTCCTTAGGTGTTCTAAATTTTAATGGTGTTCAGTTCTGAGCATCGAGGACATTTTATTTCACAATCTGCGTGATTTGCTTTGAAGAGTAATTTATTGCACTTCCTGCACCGAATTTCTTTAGGATTACGCTGATTATCGTTTATCATTTAGCCCTCATATCTTTCCATTACAGATTTCACGATGCCCTGCACTTGCTCAAACATTCCGCAGGGGTTTCCTGAACCGTTAAGACTGTTGTTTGTGCATATCATCGGAGTAACCCATACAGGAGTAACCCCATCGTCTGCAAAACCATAGCCGCCGTTTTTAACGTGCAAGGGTAGTCCACAAGCGGAGCAACGTGTCGGGTCGGGAACTACGGGGTCTGTGGTGGGGTCTGTGGACTGGCTTAATGCTTCATCGTCTGTCATTTCTTTTTCGCCGCCCTTTTCTTGCCCGCGGTTGCAAGTTTAGTCATTTTGGATTGGCCTAACTTTTTAATACCGATGCTGGCGGTTATGGCTGCGGCCGCCTGCGGAGTTTTTCCCTCTTTGACTATTGCATCCTGCATTTTTAAAAACTGACCGCCGCCGCCGAGTACCATACTCTTACCTTTATAAGTCTTAGGTTTTTTCTTCGGAGCGAAAACCTGCACCAGTGTTGGGCCTGCCTTTTTCATGGGATTAGACTTTCTACTTGCCAACATCTTCTGAAATGCCGCCTTTTGTGCTGCTGATTGTGCCATTATTGCATCCCTCCAATTTGTTGTGACTGTTGCGGTTGTGTGCCTTGCGCTGACTGCATCTGTGCCGCCTGTTGCGCCATCTGTTGTTGTGCCTGTTGTGCCTGAGCCACCGCATCCTGAAAACTCTTTTTAACCATTTCAGCGCCGGGGTAATGGATTTCAACCATTGTAGTCCAAAATCTCAACATTGCTTGAGGGTCTTGGGGGTTTCCGAAAGCCCCATATTGTAAAAGTTGTGTGTTCTGCCCTAACTGCCAGTTTCTATCAGACGGCAGACCGCCGTTTGCATCGGCATTGAATATAAAATCAGTGTCGTAATACCATTCTTTTGCCGCATCTTGTTTTAAAAAAGCAAGTTTATTAAAATCTCCGTATGCAGGTTCCCCACTTTGTCCTTTGGTGACATATGGTCGCGGTTCATCAGAGTAAGCGAGTTTAAATTGGAACATGATTTCAAAAAGTTCACGGTACGCCTGTATTTTATTGGCTTGTTTCGACTTCAATCGTCCCGTGGACTGTGCAATTTGTATCTGTTTTGCGGTGCCGCTGCGGGCGGATGCGTCCGGTTTTCCCTGCAAAGCGTCTGTTATACCAAGAGTAGATTGTGCGATATTGTACTGGTCTTGCGCAAATTCTCTGTCCTGCGAAACATTCGGGGCTAAATTAGAAGCACTGAAAAGATTTGCTTCGTTCGGTTTTATAGGCACTCCGGTCACTGCCGCATTGGTTAGACTGAATTTTCCTTTTAGAGAGTCGGGATATGTCACAACTGATGTAGTGCTTAATATTTTTTCCTCAATCCGACTGATGACCTTTTTAATTGCGTCCTGTTGATCTCTAATAACATCAACGTCGGATTGCCCGCCAAAATCAAAAGGAATAGGGACATTTTCTCTCAAAACAATCGGGTAACGGTCGGGGGTGAAGTAGGGTAACACGGTGCCTTTCGGTATGATCGGTTGACCGTTTGCGTCGGTATAATCCGTGTCAAGTGTAAATGTCTCAACGTCCTTGCCCTCTTGTTTGCGCTTGAATATTTTAGGCAGACTTTCGAGTTTAATATCGTTGCACCAAACATACCGACCTATATCTCCGTCATCGTCTTTATACCAGCAGACTTTTTCAGTGACTTTATCCGACGCTTTATTTGACGCTCCAATATCTTTAAGCGAGTTTATCTGTGGGTCGCTTTCGGTTTCTTCAGACACGTCAACGTCGTAACGGTCTTTTATAAACTGCTTTGTGACGGACGACATGATAAAGAAATAGGGCATCTGCTGAATTTCCCATACTCCAGGGTATGGTACAAACTGTTTAGGGTGGATAAGCCTAACGTCTATTCCGCCTATATAAGTGTGAGTTCTTTTATTCGTGTTCCAAAGAATTTCAAATAGTGAATGGCCTTGAATAGGGCATGTCCGTTCCTGTTGGTCGTTGTGACGCTCAATATGTAAATCCAATATGTCGGCTTTTAAACTGTCCTCAATAGCTTTGGCAAGTCCCTCATTTTCGGGAGACTTCGCCGTAATTAGGGGTTGAGGTATCGCACTGTCGGCCTGAGTTTCTATAAATTCAAATATAACATTGCGGACGTTATTGGCTTTCTTTACTCCATCTTTCGGAACCGACTTCGCATTGACATTCATATCAACCTTTGACGTGCCGAGATAGAGCATTTCGCGTTCGTCCATCAGATCGAGTTTAGTTTGATACCCGTCACGCGCGGAATTGAATTTTGCCTGCCAATCGGCGAGTTCTGAACCGTCCTTTTGCTGCTGTTTTAAATTATCTGCCAATTTCTTCACCCCTGCTTTTATGCGTTCGAACATTCATTTCACCTCACACCAAATGGACATGTTTTATATCCGGGCCTATTTAATTTCTCAATACATTCATTTATGTCTTCCACTTGATAGCAGCAAACCCCATCCATAAAACATTTAGGCAATCCTTTTTCTATATTTTTACGCTCTATTTCTTTTTCTGACTTACTCATATAATCACCTCAAAATGGATTTCCCCAAATTCCTAATAGATAGTTTCTATCTTCATCGTTTTTGCAGTTGTAGTAGTCCTCATACATGTCCTCAGTCCACTTTGCCCGCCGCTCTTCGGTAGGTTCACCTGATGGTGTAATCCAATAGATTGCAAAGGCTCTCAAACTGTCTGGGCCATGCGTGAGATCATGAGCGGGTTTGCCTTTTCCGTCGACATCGTTATACACGGTTTTACTGCGCTGAATGTTAAGCAAACAATATTTTAAATCGGGCGCAATGCCCTCGTCTATTGTGAGTTTTGCAGTAAGGGATTTTTCGCCTGTCTGCTCGTCTGTTTCTTCAAGGGGTTTAAGTAGTTCTCTTACGCATAGCCAGCCTGTTTTACGGTTGTTAGAAGTCTCGGTGAGGTAAATTCCCTCTAATGCAAATATGTCTGCGGTGGTTTTCCCTGTTTCTCTATGGCGAGAATGTATTAAATCTGGTGGTGCGAGATAAGCGGTTATGTGTTCCTCTTTTCCCTCTGAATTGGTTTGCAATTCATGTACCTTTTTTGCTGCATCCGAAACAATCAAATTACTTTCTGCCAGTTCTCTATAAATTCGGGCGTTACCGTTTTTATCTATCAAGTACCATAAAACAGAAAGTTTATCAAATCCATAATCCACACTGACATATCGCTGCGCATAATCGGGTATCTCTTCGGGCGGTTTGACGTGTATGCTCTCGGTGAACTCTGAAAAGAATGTACCCCCAGGGACTGATAGAGCCTCTTCCTCTGTCGCGGGATATTCGGCGGTCATGAGCCCTTTCATTTCAATCTTGGTATTTTCGTACCACGTAATATCTCTGCGCGGATCTGTATTCCACGGTAGGAACACCCGGGCGAATGCGTTAATACCAGACATTGCCTCTTTGTACTTCTCTTCAAATAAGGTGCCGCGCTCCATTGTGGAAATTCCTATGAGTTGCCCGCCTGTAGTCCTGTTGATAGTAGGGTAAGCAGCTGTCCATATCTGACGCGCCCATTGCTGAAACGCCCACTCATCAAGTATAACGAGGTTTGCAGTAAATGAACGCCCACTATCTTCGGCTGCTGCAAAACTCTGAAACACTGACGGCTCACTTCCGGTGTGAAAAACTGTGACCTGCAATGCGGTATTGTCCCATGTTAAAAGTGCGTTCCCATCTTCGCCTTTCTTTTTGATAAACCACTTAGGCATATACTTTAATATAAAACAAACGCGGCGGATTAATTCTTTCGCGTCGGGGTCTTCTTTTTTAGACAGGGCAAGTATTGTATACCCGCTCTTATATATCATGTTCCAAACCGCCAGTGCCAGCACAAGCCATGTAAGACCGAGCTGGCGCGCCTTTAGAACAATTGAAAGCCGACTGTTCAGAAAAGTATCAAGTGCTTTCTTTTGTCCCTCCCAGAGGTGGAACGGGGTGACTGTATCGACTGCATCCTTGTCCTCGACGTGTACAAATGTATCTATGAAGAACGCACAATCGTTTTTTGCTTTGCGTCGATTTGCTTCATTGAGCCTTAATATTGCATCTTCACGGGTCATAGTTTCCGGCATATTGGCCTCCATTATGCAAGTCTTAATTGATAATTCAATCTCCAGTGTTTACGTTTCATATTTCTCCTTACCCCTAAGGGTTGCCGATTTTTCGCTATGGCGAGAGAACTTCGGCGAACTTGCCCTCTTCTTTTTATCCTTTTGAGATCGGATAGAGAGATCGCACCGGTTCATAACTAAACTGTCACCGGAAACCGATAGCTGGCTGAGAAGATAGGACTTGAACCTATAACCCCCAGAGTAACAATCTGGAGCTCTACCGTTGCGCTACTTCTCAAAATAAAAAGGGATACAGCCTAAGCCATACCCCACTTACCGCATATAGCGGTTTGATTGTGGAGGTCTCGTATTCGGAGACAGGCCACTTAATATTGATGTGTTTTGTTTTCAGGTTTCCCTTATTGAGAAAGGGACAACACAAAACCCCTCGAATGCCTCAATCATCACTTTCTCACGCAGCAATGATTTCAACGGCAATTTATAAAATAAGCATGTGGGCAGATGAGTTTCACAAACTGCAATACTCCTGCATGGTTTAACCTTTCGGCAATTACCCACCGTTCGGGAGCAGATTATTGTCTTAACCGCGTTTTATTCGCCACCACATGCGTATTTACTTATGAAGTCCTATTGCCCAAATCGAGTGTTTAAACAATATCCATACGTGATGTTTCCATTTCCCATTATTGTCCTGATATAACATTCTTCTAATTTTCATCTTTCCTCCTTAAGTATTTACTTATACCCTTTGCATTTCGTCATGTCTTGATACGCTCTATTTGTGCAATGAGTAGAATTATATAAGCAGTTGGTATTTTCGCAATGTCTAAGCCGTATAACCTCAGGGCAGACGTTTTGACAGTCCTGCACACATAAGGGTTTGACTGATGGTTCGCATATTTCGCAAGGGCTAAATGGTTTCATAAGCTACTCCTTGAATATGTCGGGGTTGTCAACGATAACTGAATAAAGTCCACAAGCCATTTGATCTATCTGCTTCTCGCTTAATCCTGCATGATATTCATTGTCAATCGCATGCATTACCTCATGCCAAAATGTTTGCTTAATCTTCTGTTCTGAATAGTCTTTCTCAATAGATATTTCAAGGGCTTCATAATCGCAAGTCCCATATGCTTTATTTAATCCATGGCATACGCCTTTTTCTATTGACACATCATATATCAGACCACCTATTTTTACTTTATCGGGTATGTTCATTCAATCGCCTTTCTCAGATTTGTAAAAATATTGTCGAGTGTAGGTACTACTTATTTGATTGCCTCGCCCCCGGGAGCCCTACCCCCTCCCCTGCCCACCGTCATCCGTCTGCACTGGTCTGCGTATGTATGAGTGTGCGCCTCCATGAGTGTAGGACATGGTGTCTATCATTGCCAGTAGTAGTGTGTGCTTTTGTATTGCATTGAGTACATGGATGGTATGTAATATGCAAGTCTCTATTGTATACTATATCAGTCTATTATACAAAATACATCTTTTGACCGGTACACATTGGCCTACCTACGCCATCTGTGGCACTTGCAAGAATTTTGCTGTGTTTTGAGGGCTTAAATCCGCCGTACATAGACAGGTCATGCATCAAGCAGCCTCGTAACTTGCATACTACCGGCCAATAATATTGCCGCTTTGGTGAGTTGATCGGCTAACTCTGCATCGGTTAGAGTGGATATTTGCAGGGGCTCGCCGTCTTTATTGCCCAGATTGATGTCCTGCTCTAACTTATCTCTCCATTTGTCCTTTTGCCTGTTTTTGAGCCAGAATATAGCGGCTGCTGTGTCTGGTGGATAATGCTTGATATACTGCTTCTCGTCGGTAATCTCGCCCTGATATGACGCGAACTCTGTATCTTGATGCTCATATCCTGTCGCTCTTTGATATAGTCTATCTGCCACATTTGCATCTGCAAAAGACTTGCCTCTTTTTATGGACTCCGAAAATTCTTTTTGCTCCAATTTCCACAAATTGAGAGTTGACTCCGAAACATCAAAAAAATCTGCCATATCTTTATCAGTTGAGCCAAGTAAACACAGTTTATATGCCTGCTCTGCATAATCATCTTTATATTTCGTGGGCCGTCCGACTTTATCCGCCATCTCTCTCAACTCCTCAATCTATCTCTTTGCATCGGAAATTTTTTTCCGCAGCTCAAATGCCTTGCAGCCCTGTTGCCATAAGGCTTTAACCCTGTTTTTTCGTAAAGTTGGTCTATCTATATAGATTAGCCAGATTTGCATTTTGCCCAACTGGACCGTTTAAACATCTCATAAAGTGTCTTATTAATGAGCCTGCCGCGGTTGTATATGTAGGGATTGAACACGATGATATAATCATGGCCGCTCTCGGCTCTGCTCATTACTCGTAAATCAATCAGCCTTTGCAATGATGTGTTTGCGGTTTTACGTGTCATGCCCAACTCGCTTATTATGTAGTCTATCTGCACCGGCTTGTAATTGCCATATGCCACAAGGCCGCTGCAAGCTCTTATTAGCGGCAACATTAACAATATGATGCGATACTCGGCTGCTGTCAGTTTGAGCCGTGCCAGCTTGCCTATTGCACCATCATAAGCCTTGCCCCATGTCTCCGGCGCAAATATCATTTTGTTTGCGTCCTCAAGTTGTAATCGGTCGATGATCTCGCGGTGCATGATTTTATCGCCTGGCAATAACGATGTGATGTACTCGCCGGTCTCCGTGTCTACTACTGCCCTGGTCTCAGCACTCACATAATCACCCCAATATAACTCTCTGTTGATTATCTATATACTTATTGTATCGTACATTAGCGTTACACGCAACATCAATTTTGTCAGAAGTGCCTGAATTATTAACATAATATTGTTACAAACCCTGTACTCATGCGGTTTGAGCCTATGTAGTCAGTGCGCATTTTGTGCAACAAGAAGGGCAAAAGAATAGCCGCCTCAATGGGCGGCTTAAACTATGTCTATTTGATTTTGGCCTTTATATCCTGCATATATGGCGCACATTTTTCTAAAAACTCTTTTCGCTCCTGCTCATTCATATTCCTTATTGCTTCCGATGACGACATAATAATAACTTCTGCCGGTATTTGTATTCCGCCAACCGTAATGGGAGGTGGTATTTTCTCATTGCACTTTGTTTCTTTTTTCATTTTTAATCCCTCCTGCTCTGATCTCATTTGCCAGTTCGAACTCTCGCCGCAAATCATTCTTGACCTTTTTTTCGGCCTCTTTAAATCCGTCAGCGTAACCTATCAAATATTCGGCGCTGTTTTTGTCAATCATATTGCCTTCTCTCCTTTCAATGTTTGAAGTCTTGACTGCAATTTATTAATTTCGGTTTCTATCTGATATTTTTCTAAGTTTGCCATATCATTCTCTTTTTTGCATATCTCGTCATATTCCTTTTGATAGTCTCTCATTCTTCCTTCTCCCCTTTCGCAACTTCTAATTTTCTTGCCACTATAAATAGCGCGGAACTAACGTCATTTATCATCTGCTCGTTTGGGTGCGTCTTGCACAATATTGCGGCAGTTTCATAATAATTCATTTTGCTTAGCAGGTCATACAACGCATCAATCTCTTCTGCGCTTAAATTGATGTTCATTCTTCCCTCTCCCCTTTAAGCCGCAGCCCTGTCAGCCCCGTGTACTGCTCCAGAGCCGCTAATATCATATCGTTAATACTATCATTCCCTGCACCTGCGGCGGCCTGCTTGATGCGCTCCTTGTTGCCCTTAAGGGTTACTATGGTTATTCGGTCACGCTTTTTTGCTATCCATCTATTAGTCGCCCTGATGTGTGCTGCTGTTTGCATCATGCTATCACCTCTACAATATAATACTACTTTTGATGACATTATGCAATGTGATATAATACACAAATAACATTGCTAAAGATTGTGGCTATTGCCGAATATTACTTTTTATTTGCCCATTGACATGACATTTATCAATGTTATTATTAGAGTATCAAAAACGAATTGAAAGAAGGTCACATAAATGAGCGCAGTTAATGCAATGACAAAGTTTTATGTTTTCAAGGATGGCATGATGGCAGCGAGCACGGCAGACAGAAAATCCGCTGTCGATCTTATTAGAATTTACCAAGCAAAAGAAACACATCCATTTTTACGGTCAGAATTCAGCATTATTAAGGGTGAGGAAGAATTTATACCTTATAGTAAGCCGAAGAGAATCAAGTCAACTGTAGCATAATCACACCACAAAACGATGAAAGAGGGATTTGAAAATGAAAAAGCCAAATATTGAAGAATGGGCGCGTGATTGTAAGACTATCGGAACACAGACAAGACGCTACTGCTATGCAAACAAATGTATGCCAGATGATGAGATTAAAACCGAATGGAACAAAACAGTCAAGGCAATTCAGGAATTTGCTAATAAATACGGTATGGATTATGGTCTGGCCGAAAAAATCTCGGGCATTGTGTGCGATGGTGTTTCTCTTGGGCTTGCATTTTAGCTGCTCCTAAAGGGTCGAGCATCGGCCCTATTCCATTCCAAAATTTAAGGAGGCGTTTTATAAATGGCATATTACCAAGACGGCAAATGTTTAAAAACTCTTGTACTGTCTAAAACACAGTGGCAGCAGCGCATTAAAAATGCTTTTTGGCGTAACATCCATAACAATCACATGTCAGGCAGCGAAGCCGGAATTGCACACGATTTATATGATTGCGTAGTTGAAACTGAAATGGATACTGGTAATGTCATAATTGCTCTTGACAGATACAAAGAACTCTATAAGACAGCAGGCGTACGCGCTTAATCCGGTGAAAAGATTAGCCCCTCTTGGTTGAGGGGCTTTTATTATCCTTTGTTATACCTCCAAATAATTTGTTGCACCGCCGAGCGACTGACATTTAGCGCATGGCATATTTCGGGGTATGACGCCCCTGCGTTGTGCATCTCAATAATCTTTTTATTGCGCTCTGCTTTTAACTCTTTGACTGTTGGCCTATGCAGTTTAGGTGGTTTGGGCGGCTTTACTGGCGTGTGCTTGAACCTGTACGCCTCTATGTAAGCATCAAGGTCTAACGGCTTGACCTTGCCCTTTATTCCCGTCCACCGCATCCCACAAAGGGCATGGACTAACGCGCACATTTCAATTGGTGTTTTTCTGTTATTAACCGTATTCAGCCCTCCTTCACTTCTATAATTTCAAGTTCCCACTCTTCAGCTAATATTTTTTCATGCCGGCAGCCCGTTGATTTTCGCCAATTCTGGCAAAGGATAATTCCATCACAGGCCTTTAATAGGCGGTCACATTTTCCCATAGCTACCGGCTCCGGTGTGTTCGGCGGGATGGTTAGTAAGGGATTTACAACAAATACTCCCCCGCGAAACAATTCTAATTCTATATTTGCAGCGTCAACCCTGTTTTTGTCGGGATCTCCGGAAAGTGGATGCGCTAAGTAATACAGTTTATGTTTTACTAATTCACGGCTGAGTTTCATGTTGCTCTCCTTTTCATTTCTGCTCATTGTGGTTGCTTTTTCAATGGTAATGTGTAAATTTAGAAATTTTTATAATCGTCCGTAATTGCCACATAAAACGGTATAAACTGCGGTATGATTTTTTGTATAAATCCGCACTCGTCAACATCAATGTCTATTATCCAACCGCCCATATGAGCCGCTAAACCCTTGCCTCTCATAAAAGGAGTTTGACCGCAAAATGTACCTGACTGAAAGCAATGAATATTGCGATAAAATATATATTCCGCTTTGTGATAATGCCCGATTGCTAAAATATTGCTTTTCTCGCCTCCGGACATTGCGTCCATAATTTTTTGAGGCTTGTAGCTTATTGCGTATGCAGAGCCATCCCACGGATGTCTTAATTCAAGCGTACAATTAGGCGTTAGATTAATAATAGCGCAGTCCTGCCCTAAATACTCCATGTCTGGGCGACGGTCGGCTATTGTCAGCCCTATATTGTAGCCGCACCTTTTTATAATGCTTGAATCGTGGTTGCCTATGATAAAGTGCGTTTTTATGCCGTCTATTTTTGGATATACTCGGCATATCTCTTTTACATGGTCGTCCGCTCCCTGCGTGTAACACTCGTATTGATGCCCCGGGCGCATCTGCTCGCCCTCGTCTATGTCGCCTGTGTGGTACACATGCGTTATCCCCTGCCTTTTGCACTCGTCATAAAACTGGTGCAGATATGTAAGCTGCGTGAATTTACTGTTGATGTGAGTGTCGCCCATCAGCCCGAAGCGGATTTTAAGATTTCCTTTCCAAATTGCGCTATGTTCTGTCGGTTCAAAGTTCTGCACGACTTCAATTTTCTCGGGCTTTTCTATAGGTTTTTGACTTGTGCTAATTTCACTCACCGTTTTAGCATCCCTCACTTTCTTATTCCGTGCCTTATGGGATAGTCCAGTCATGCCGCGGTATTTAGCGCGCCACTGTTCGGGGGTTAGATCAATTCCAAACATTCCAAACATTTCGTCTTGAACCGATACCCAAGAAACCTTATTATTTTCTGTGTATGATAATACCGTGCAGTAAAGCGCTTTTGTAACATCCATCATCCTCTCACCACCTTGTAAATAACTGTTTTAGGCATCTTATTCACTTCCATTCTCTTGTAAAATTTAGAAAAAGTATTCCGCAAAATACGAGTCCGTAAATATCTTTTGTGTAATAGCTGAGTAGCATAAAGGTAAGCGTGAGCAATGAACCGATCAGATTAATAATTAAGCCTGTTTTCATTTTTTCACCACCGGCGCTTGCGGAAGTGGGAGCCAATGGGTGATTGTCACAACTTCATCAGGTCGATTTTGTATACACCATCTTGGTTCTCTTCCGGAAATGCGCTCAAATCTATATGTGCGTACCGTTGTGTATCCGCCGAGCATGCTTCCCACATTGCAAACCACATTATAATCGCCGGTATACTTTGGCAGCTCTTTCTCTACGTCCCTCCACCTCAACTGATCGAGGGCGATTTCGTCTAATTCGTCAAGGCTCTCCGCACATTCTGCCGGTTGCATTTTATTTGCCATGTGTGGCCTCCTTATTTTTATAAACATATCTACCCCACAAATATCCGATGCCCATTCCTATAAAATAAACAGACCAAACTATCAAGTTAATAATTAAAATTTTCATTCCCCGTGTCCCTCCTTGCTGTTGATGGTGGAGCGGGCTTGCTCTATATACGCCGCAGCTAAAGTATCAGGCGTTATCCCGCCGCTCCATAAACATTCGCTTTCTTCGCACGCCATCTCCAGCGCCTTTGTGAGGGTGGCGTTGTCCCTCATAAATCCAACAACATGGTCATGTTCACATTGTGCCTCATATTTCCAATTGTCGAGGCTCTTTTTCAGCCTCTCGTTTTCCTCCTGCAAAGCGTTGATCTGCTCCAACAGGTATTTGATGTCTTCCGGGGCGTAACATATAAAAACCGCATCGTCATATGAATACGCTTCTCCAATTTTTAATCTTGTGTCTGGGTTGCTAAATATTGAGCGGCCCTTTTTGATATTTGGCATATGACACCAATTATTCGGTGTTGCCTTATTCAGCCTCTCGCGGATTTCGTCAAGTCTTTCCATGCTCTAGCCTCTCTTTCTCGGCCTCGGCGGCCTCTTGCATAATAAAAACCGTTATTCCCAATGCGCTTGCTGGATACCGTTTTCTTTCCCGTTTCCATGAAACATTATGCTCAATTTGAATTTTCATAAGAGTTTGCTTTTTGGTTTGAATAATTGCAATTATTTCTCCATGAAGAAATTTTCCATATTCAAAAGTTTTGAAATTCCACGAGTTTCCCCACTTTTCGCAATCAACCTTTACTTTGTCTCCCACCTTACACGGCAGCACCACCAGCCGCCCTTCCTCTTTCGCCCGTGCGAGTTCGGTAACCTCGGCAGGGGTAAGGTTGGTTGCTTTATACGCAAAATATTCATCTATGCATTTATTTGTCATTTCGCCCCTCCTAAAAATTCTCCAATCTCAATTTCTACTCTCGGTGTGTCTGAATAAAATTTCTGCACCCTACCGTCAACAATTTGAGAATCATCTTTAAAGGCTATCTCATTGAGCGAATCACATATGATTTTTCCAACATTGTCAAAGTCGGGTTTCTTTACAGGGCGTATAATTCCATTCCTCATATTTTCGGCTTGCTTTTTGGATGTCGACTTCGGAATCGGGTAAAAAGCGTCGATTTCAACTTTTAGCATTCCGTCAAGTTTTTGCCCTTGTGCCTCCTGCTGAAAATACCATTTGACAAGCGTTTCATAGTTGGCGGTTTTCTCCGGCGTATATGTACTTACAAAATTCCCACGCCTTGCAAACTTCGGTCTGCCCTTTCCCATCGGTGCGCCTGGTATTGTAAATTTGATTTTCGTTTTTTAGCCCTCCTTTGTTCTGCGGTCATTTGCAGCAATAGCTTCTTCCCACAACCTCTCGTAAATAGTTTTATGGCAGTTGACATATCCAGCACACCGAGATGCTATGTTTTCGTTTATCTCTTCTTCTTGGTATTTGCAGCATGGGCCCGAGTTGACGGGGTAACCTTCATATGAATAAGTATCGCCAATTTCGGCGTTTTCGCATAAATAGCAATTCAGTGAATTCGGATTTTTATAGCATTGAGTTTCATGCTTTATAATGCCTTTTTCTGTTCTTCGAATTGTCTGGCAGTAATCGCATTTAAAAACCGTTATTGTTTTCATCCTGCTCAGCCTCCTTATCGTTGTAATATCCTCCGCAATAATCTTCCGCGGCACAATGTGAGCCTTTTGACAACGTTTCAAAAAATTCGCAGTCTTCATTCTCGCAAGGGTATTCTTTATTCATCTCTGCCTTTCTTCGCCCCTGTGAGGGGCTACACTGCGCTTAGTCCTCAATTGAGTAATTCCACGCCCTCTATCATTCCGCACTGTCTATGGGGCTTGTGGAGGGGCTGACGGGGTTATTCCTCACCTCTCGCCTTTTCTGCCGCAATCCTCATAGTTTAAGCATCTCGCAAAGCTTTTTAATATTTTGCTCGTATTCTGCATCCGACAAATTCAAAAGGCAAAGCCTAAAACGGTATTGAGCATAATTTTTGTAATCGCCTTGTTTGCCGTTCAACCGGGCATCTTCGAGGATGTAGGCGGCGTTTTCAGTTATCATATCGCGTTTCAACCTCCTCAAAGCGCTGCACTGACCCCCTAAAATACATTTCAATCATGCCTGTTTCACCGTCTTTGTTTTTGTCGATCAGTAATTGAGTTTGTTCCGGTGTATAGTCTTTTGACTTCTCGTAAACATAAGGGCGAAAAATCATAAAAATGTAATCGGAATCTTCTTCAATATTTCCACTCTCTTTCAAGTCTGACATTCTCGGAGGTTTTGGCTTGCCGCTTTTGTCCGCTTGCCTTGACACTTGCGATAAAAGCATGATGTGGCAATTATTTTTCTTCGCCAGCCACTTAAATTCAGCCGTTAAAAAGTTAATTCGTTCCCTTGTGTCTTTCATTTTCTCGACAGTTCTGACACGCTGGATAAAATCGACGACAACCAAATCGGGCTTTAACTCATATATCCTGCGTGAGATTTCCTCAATTGTATAAATGTCGCCAAACAGATAAAGTTGTTTTTTGCCATAGAGATCAGAGACGCTTTGAGATATTTTCTGCTGTTGCTCTTTGTCAAGATATTTATTTTTTATGCCGTCGTATGGAATACTGAGCAGCGACGAAAACATCCTGTTGTAAATCTGCTCTTTCGACATTTCGAGGCTGAAAAAGGCAATTTTGTTTTTTGTCTTGATCTGATTTTCAACGACATTTATTGCTATTGCAGTTTTGCCGGTGGACGGAGGCGCTCCCCAGCAGGAGATACCGCCCTTTAACAGGCCGCCTGTTTTGTCATCAATGTGCTTGTACCCCGTCCAAATCCTTGTGTCGCGGTCGAGCGGTTTATAAATCGTGTCTATGTAACTGATAAGGGTCTGTTTCCTGTCCTCTTCAACGTCCTTTGTCGAGGAGCCGCCTCGCTCATCCTCAACTATTTTTTCAACCGCCGGAATTAGAGCATCGGCATCCATGTCACAAAAAATCAAATCTTGAAGTTTTCCGGTCACCCGCCGCTTTTGACTTTTAGCTTTTACAATCTCGGCGTATGCTTTTGTATTCGCCAACGTGGGAACCATCTGGGCGAGTTGTAAAAGAAAAGCTTTTCCAGCGTCATTACCATACAGTCTGTTTAATTCTTCGAGCAGTGTCACAAAATCAATCGGTTTGCTCTGCTTATGCATGTCCATCATCGCCGCAAAGGTGGCCTGATGCTCTGGCAGATAAAAGTCACTTTCGCTTAAAAAACTGACAAGTGGGATACTCTCTGACGGCTCTATGAGCATGGCACCTAAAACAGATTGTTCTGCCTCAATTGAATATGTCATAATTTATCCATCCCCTCATATCCCCAGCCTGCAGGTTTTTTAGCAATTTCTTTACCCTTTAACTTGTCCCATATAATTCCCTGCCACATATTTGACATACACTCAGTAATCAGCTCGATAACGTCAGCCTCATAGTAAATTTTTAGTTTGTTCTCAATCTGCGTTAAAAGGGATTTCAGCCCTATCGGCTCATATGGTTTTTTCTTTTCTTTTTTGTATTTGAGCCATTCTAAAATTTTTGCTTGAAGATCAGCCGTAAAGGATTTACCCTCAAAAATGTTAGGTTCTTCGGGGGGTATAGGGGGTTTCTTTAATGGTTTCTTTAATGGTTTCTTTCTATGGGTGTCTAATCCGTCATCTGGCGCGGTGTCTAATCCGTCATCTGGTGTCTTATTAGTCACCTCATGGCTAATTAGCCGCCACTCGTCATAATTTTTATTAAAAGAAATAACCCTTGAATTGCTATAAGTTGACTCTTTAATTATCAACAAAATTTTACACTCAAAAAGAATTACCATCTCTCGCTGGACCTGTCGGCGCGAAATACTTAATCGTGACGATATGTAAGACACTGACAAAGAACATTCTTTACGGTTGAACCCGTATGTTTCACGCCAGAGCAACATGATAATTCGGAATTGTGTCCCGTTGAGCGGAAGCTTTATAATATTTTCAAGGATTTCATTTGCAACCGAGGTATACCCATTTTCCTTTTGCACGTCTGCCGTAGTTGTTCACCCCCATTCAGTTTGAAATAAATTGTCTAAAATAGCCGCTCGCGCATTTCTATAATTCTTTAGGGAAATGTCTTTTTCTATAAATTCTTGAAAAATTGTAGCCCGATAAATTACAGAGGATTTGTATTTTGTCTCTGTAATCATCTTCACGGTCTTTGCCAAAAAAGGTTGATATCTTACACTTTGCCAAATTTAAATCCCTCTTGTCGCATGGGCGGTCGTAGAATTTATTTTGCAATGCAATGCACTTTTCAAACTCATTTAAAAATTCATCGCAGTTTAATTCAGAACCATATCTCATAATTTTTCACCCCCCATTCATCCACCTAAATTATACGTATTGTATTATTTATTGGGCTTGTTGCTACCATGGAAATTCTTGAATAAGTGGCTCGTCCCAAATATCAGCCAGTGAACTTTTGAGGAATACCGGAACATTTGCGGCTTTGCACTGATCAACAATATCCTGCACCCACTCACGTTTCGGGATTACTTTTTCTTTGCGGTTTCCGGTTTCTGCGCCGATGATGACCCACTTGGGTTTCGTCTCGTCTGTGAATTGACACGTTATTGGTTCTAAAATTGGCTCAATGCTCCAAAAATCTCCAGAAGATCTAAAATCGGGAGGAACCATATCTTGCCGAGTTATCGAGATTCCAACCCAGGAATATTCTGGTTCGTTGCGCGGGGTTCGCCTGCTGTTCCATAACAAATAATCTGTGTCTATAAATTTTTTAATTCGCTTTGTAAGAAACAAATATTTGTGCTGCGGGTTATCGGCCATAGCCTTATATACCGCTTCAAGCCACTCCGGCCGCCAATCCGCAATATCGCTCATACTGTCCATAAAAATAGTCTGCGGCTTTTTGCTGTAGAGAGATTTCAAACGGTCTGGGAAAAACTCCGGCTTTGAAAAATCCTCAATCCACTGAAAGCGGTCGTTCATCTTTTTTGCGTAACAAAATGGGCAGCCATAAGTGCAACCGACAACCGGATTTAAGGAGGCTGAGCACCAGTCTATTTTAGTTTTATTCATGTTTCTCCTTTCAAATTGTGGGGCAGATAATCATTCATAAAATTCTGCCCCTGTCGCATTCGTTGAATAGCCTTTATATAAATTTTTGGGCTTTAGAAAGGGAGATCGTCCCCTGCAATCTCGACAAAATCGTCACAATTTTCCTCGGTCATTGGTACACCCATATTTTCCGCGTTCTTTGCAATCTCGTTCATGCCGTCCCTGCGCGGCTCTGCGAAGTCAACCTGTGACGCTACTATCTCTGTGGCCTTACGCTTATTGCCCTGCTTGTCCTCATAGGAGCGCGTCTGAATGGTACCCGTGACCGCTACAAGTTGACCTTTGTGAAAATACTTCGATACAAACTCGGCTGTCTGCCGCCAGCAGACGATTTCGATAAAATCCGCCTGACGCTCGGCGCCTGCTTTGACGTATCCGCGGTCTATCGCGAGCGTGAAAGAAGTGACTGGAATATCAGATTGAGTGTGTTTTAACTCTGGCTCCGCCGTGAGCCTACCGTTCAAGGCGCATACATTGAGCATAATAATTCTCCCTTATAAATATGATTTTCCAAAAACTGATAAAAAATTGAGTTCAGGATGTTCTCCCTCAAATTTGCGCTGCCCATGCCGATGTATTTGTATTACCAGTTCCTTGTCTTTTTCGTCTGTCACGATTTGATGATGATACCGGCATAGCCATATTTTCAGATTATATATTTCTGATGTTTTCCTCCGGCATCCTCCAAAACAATGATGAGATTCTAAGTTTTGAGTTGTACCGCATACCCAGCATTTATTCATTGCCCCACCTGCTTTTCAACAGAGCCAATTCCTGCGGCGTCATGGTTTCAATGTCTAACTCTTTTGCCTCGTTGACTATGTAGTCGATCAGTACGCTCATTTCTCGCGTGTCGTAAACTGACGAGCCGTAATAGGCTATAATCTTTTTATACCCTGCAAGTTTGCTATCCTCAAATTCCTCCGCAAACCAGCCCATACCTCGGCAGTTCCACCTATGCAAAAATGTCTCGACCGCATCGTTACGAAGTGGGAAAAAATCAAACTGTCCCACGTTTTTTATTGCGTCTTGATAAACAAATTCTTTGGTGTTTCGGATGACCTCGGAAATCTTTTGACACAAAACCCATAAATAAGCGTTAGCGTCTAAACTGCGTTTCTGTCGGTATTCTTTCAGAGTGGCAACATAGTTTTTGTACTTCATCCCCGCAACAAATTCTTTTGCAAGGGCAGGGGCTTTAGCTTTTAAAAGCAGCCAAAACCCCTCGCTATCCTGTTGCCACTTCGCAAAATCAAACTGTAGTTCCATTGTTTACCTTCTTGTTCAACCATATTAAAATAAAGTCCCCCTGCGTCTCGGAAAGTTCCCCAGCTGTTTTTACGTTATAACTTGCTTCAATGGATTTTTGCAAAGTGCTTGATAGGTTGTGCTTTAAAGCTAAGTCGTTGATGACTTTAGCTTTTATAGGGCTTATGCGCGGCTGTAAAATAGGTGGGATATCCTCCGACGGTACAATTGGTGGCTGTTCACCCTGCTTAGACTTTTTAAATGTATCAAATACTGTTTCTGAGCGTTGGTTTATAATTGTTAATTCGATTATTTGACCGTTTGCATACTCGATATTTTTAACACTGAATTTATCGTATGTAACATTTTTGCCATTCTTGACTTCCAATTTTAATTTTGCTGCCGGTATCCATAAAAAAGGCGAAGTGTAAAGTTCTCGACCTATTCCCCAATTAAAGCAAGCCCTTTTGAAACTATCAGAAGCCTCCCCTTTTTCTTTTTCAACATTGCTTTCAGAGCCGCAGTCGTCTTTCCATACCCATATCTCGCCGCACTTTATACCAACCGAGCAAAAGAGATTACCCTTACAATCGTAATGTTTGCGCTGCCAACCGTCCGAACCGACCGTTTCATCTAAAATATTCATATCGCATCGAGCGTCTTTATAAAGTAGGACAGAGCAACCTTTGTCGCTTAGTTGCGCCTGACGTACATCAATCTCTTCTGCCTTAAGTTCCCTAAATTTCATTATTTAATCCTCAAACTTTCGCCTTGTTTTAACTCCGCCCCCGGCACGACTGTCCCAGCCTTTAAAGCATCGAGCAATTCCTTTTTTACGAGTACAGGGTCAGGAGTTTTGAAATATTCTATTGGAATGAGTTCCTCACAAAGCACGTTGACGCTTGCGGGGTTCTTAGCTATTGATACGGTAAATGTACCGGCTGCCAACTTCTGCTTCCCCTGCACGCTCATAGCCGTTTGCAGGTTGTCCTTTAAACGCTTAACGCTGTTTTCAAGGGTTTTCTTATGCTCGGTTAATCGGTCAATTTCACTTTTTGCAGAGGCAACATCACCTGACCATAAAGCAATGATTTTGCAGTATCCCTCTGCCTTAACCTCAATGTCGGCATCAAGCGATTCCATTGTGTCGGTGAGCGTCTGCTCGTCAATCTCCCCTGCCTCAAACATGATTTTTAGATCAAATATTTGCCCCGTTAATTCGTATAAACTTGACATTAATTTCCCTCCATTATTTTATTAAATTTTTATTAAATCCTGCGGCGGCAACCAATCAACCCATTTCATGGTGTCGCCCTCAATTTCAACTTTTAAAACTCCCTCGTCAAACCCTAAAATAACGCCCTCAAATCCAAAATCAGAAAAGTTTCTTTTTATTACTGCTACCCTGTCGTCTATGTAAAATCCATAAAGACATTTATCAGGTTTAGGCTCTAAAAATCTCCGTTCCTGTCTTTCAACTTGTGAGTCGTTGTATGCGTCGATGCTCATGGTTCTTTCACATACTTCACGCCATCGATGATAACTTCGTGCTTGACCTGTGGGACTTTTTCAAGCATGCATAGGGGAAAGTGCCAACTGTCAAGATGGCAGTTTCTTACGGCATTAATCTCTGGTAAAGCAAAGGTTTTAGGCAAATTGTTTTTCATTGAATCGTAATAAGTCATGTGGTCATAAGTTTTACCGTCAATTAAATCTTCACGGAATTTCACCATCTCCCCCACCTCAAATGTCAAGGGCTTGTCCTCCTGTGGTGCGTTCTGCGCGGGGTTTACAACAATCTCAATATCATCCACCGTCTGCCCTAAAGCCCTTGCATACGCCAGTGCAACGCCTTTTACGGGGTCGAATGTGTCTGAGGGTGAACAGACCGAAACGCCTTTTCTGCTCCCTTTAAGGAACACGATCGTTCTATTGCCACGAGTAAGCATCTTTTTGATACCATTGTCTTCAACAGGCTCTTCATAGGGTTCAAAGTCGGAGGCGTTGAATTCAAATTTATCGCATTTATCGGTGCCGTTACCCAAGGAAAAATAATCTTGATATATTTTTCGGACTATCAAATACCCATTTTCTTTAAAAAATTTAGAAGTATCACTTCCATATTCCAAAAACTTAGTCCAATTTATAATGTTAGGTTGCCTTGTTTTCTGAAACGGCACAACCCTATCGCCTATTTTTACATCTTTTTCTAACATTCTAATTCCTCCGACCATAAGTTATTTTTGTCAACATCTAAACCGCGAATATCGGTTGCGGCTATTGCTTTTGCTCTTATTTCCTCAATGTTTTCACCGACAATATCAACGCTGTCCTCGCAACCACCAATAGCCCAGTGGATTCTAAATTTCATAGTTTCCTCTTGCTTTCTGCCTTATAAAGGCTTAAAATATGTATAGATATTTTCCCTTGGCCGTGAGAGTTCAGAGCTTTCACGGCCTTACCATTTTTCACCCGATAATAGCCCTCCGATAGTAAAAAACGCCATGGTACAGATAATCACAATTAAGATAACGCCTATTTCATACATGGTATTTGCCCAAATTCATTTCCTCAAACTTCGTCAATCTGCGAAACTCATAAGGGCTGACAATACCGTTATAGGATTCGCCAGTAAACCGATAGATCTTATCTTCCAATATGTAGCCGTAAAAGAATTGGTTGCCTGTATGCAGTAATACTGTGATGCCCTCCGGCAACTGCTCAATCGGTAAAAAATCATTCATGATGGCAAGCCAAGCACTTCCAGCGCCCTTAACATGCCGTACCGCACCACAGGGCCGCCACTCTTAGCCTCACGTATCACCTTTTGTATCTGCACATCACTCACCGTGTAAAGGTGGGGCAGTTTTTTAACATCCATAGGTTCAAACTTTTCGGTATTCATTTCTTTTCCTCCCATCTCGCCGCTGACATCCCACCACAAACCACAAGATAAAGATTTCTTGTACGTCTGCGCTCACGCTTTGCCTCCGCTAAAGCCTTGTTGTTTTCGGTGTAAGCGGTTTCAATAATTCGGTTAGGATGTTTGCGTGAATAACATACTAAATCGTCATAAAGTTCACCTAAGAAAAAATCTATTGGATGCACTTTTCATCATCCTTTCAGTTGTTCGAATTTTTACTGCTTGTCCTATACCATCCTGACCGGCAGCATATCCCGACCGCTTATCCATCGCTCAAATCTTTCACGTGGTATTATGTAGCGGTTAGATTTTTCACATGGCACAATAACGGCGTTCAAAAATGGCATAAGTCCCTTTTCGATTGCCCCCTCTAAATTCAGGGGTTTCATGTTGAGCCGTTTTGCAGCCTCACACACTCCGATTGTTTCTTTCATAAGGAAATCCCCTCTTTTAGCGATAATTGCCGGATGCGCGAATAGTATTTGCTTAGTATTTGCTTGCGGTCTTCGTATTCCGGAGTAGTCATAAGCAGTCCAATATCAAGCCTTTGTAATTTAATTACCCCTGAAAGTTGATCGGGTGTCAGTTCTGGCCTAATGGTGTTTGCTTCAATTCCGTGTTCCTTTTTAAACTTGCGCGTTGACGTTCCAAGAACAATACGGTTTATCAAATCCAGCTCGTTAGAAAAATGATAATTGTGATAATCGTCTTTATGGGCTTCTTTTATTGCGTCGGCCAAGTCATGGAATTCAAGGCGAGCAGTATCGAGTTGATGAATGAAGTCTGACATGCGGTTAAACTCTTTTATGTACGCCTCTTTAAGTACTGCCGCTTTCTTCCCACGATAACCCATTGCAAGGAACATAAAACCGTCAAAAGTAGTATTTACCTTTGGGATGCGATGCCCCTGTTCGCTGATATAAAACGAGGGCGCAAAGTTGCGCTTTCCAAATTCCTCTGAACATTCAAGATTTCTAATATCTCGCAAAACCTCTTTGTGGTTTTTCTTAAAATATTCAGCCACTTTCAGACTGTCGGTCATTGGCTTGTCCTGCTTTTCAAAAACTAATTCGTTCATTATTGACTTTCCTTTCAAATCCGCTTATAATAGCGGTATAGATTTTTCCATTGCACCGTTAGCGCGGTGCTTTTTTCTTGTCTTTTTCGCCCGAATAATGTAAACTGTTGGCGAAAGGAGGGGATATTATGGTTTACTTGGTTTGTTACGATTTAGACAAACCCGGACAAAACTATGAGACAGTTCATAAGGCTATTGAATCGTATGGAGATTACTGCCACGCCATGGAATCGGGCTGGTTTATTTCTACAGCTAAAAATCCGGCGGAAATAAAACGCTATATTCTTAGCGTCATGGATACGAGCGATCTTCTATTTGTGTCTCAAGTCACAAATTGCGCCGGGCAGCATAAACCGGATACTGTAAAATGGCTCAATTCTCACGGCATCCAATAGCGGTATTATTCGGTGCAAGTACATTTGTTCCAGGCGCATTGCAGGGATTGTTGCCCATTGTGTTGGCCGTTTCTATTAAGAGGTCATTACCAACAATAACGATCGAGCGTTTGTTTATTTCTAATTGAATTAATGTAGAAACTGTCGCGTTCAACTTGTCAGAGTAGAGCGTGGCATTTTCTTTTGTGCTGATTTCGTCGATTGCTTTCAAAAGTGCGTTTTCTGCTTTTTCAAAATTATCCTTTGTCATAATTTTCACCTCCTTTCCTAATTACTGCTATGTATGGTTAGGCGCTGGTCATTCGCCTAAAAGTTCTAAAATTGGAACATGCAACTTTTTAGATACTTGCCTTAACTCGCATAGTCTAAATTCATCAGGGCGTTTATAGCGGTGATATAATGTTTGTTTGGTTATCCGCACTGCCAAAGCTAATTCTTCGTGCGTAACTTGTTGCATTTCCATGCCGTATCGGATTTTGGCTATAATTTCGCGGTTGTTTTGCTCGGTGGGGGATGCCCGAAGTTTTGGCATAATTCATGCAACCCCCACGTTCCCGACCATCTGCCTATTGAGCAATAATGATTTGATTTGGTAATAGTCCATGCCCATTTCTTTAAGCACCCCAATTTGATTTTCAAGTTTCGCAATCTTTTCAATCTCTTCTGATGTCATGTAATCTATCGCCTTTGATTTTTTAGGGGCGTTTCGCTCTTTCCGCAACTGAGCGGATATTTTTCCGGTTACGAACTTATACGCCAAGTCGGTGTAGAGTTTATACGACCATTCGCCTTTATCCGGATTTTCTTGAATAATGTCGGTCAGTTCACGCCGAATAGGTTTTAATTGCTGCCGGAGCATTTGCCGCTTTTGGAGTTCGGCGCGCATGAGATAGAATTGACGGACAAGTTCGGTTTTAAAATCTGCTACAATATCGGTGTTCTTTAAAAAGGTAATAAGTAAAGTGGCTTGTGGCTCGTTAAGTTGATAAATCTTTTTCGGACGCCCGCCCTTGCTGCCTTTCGCAGGTAATGTGATTTCAAATCGCATTACTCCGAATGTTTCAAGCCGTTTCATTTGGTTCTCAATGGTGCGCTGAACTGAGCGATAATTGTTTTCGGTACGTTCTGCAATTAAGTCGCTTGTCGTAAACGGTATTGCCTTGATATTGTCGGGTTCGAGAAATACAAGAGATTGCATTTTGATGTTCCTTTCTGTTTATTTTTGTGATAATATTAAATTTAAAAGGGGTGTTACTATGCCAGATAATAAAAAGTATCAAGTGCTTAAGGCTTTAGGCAAGGCTAATAAGAAATATGGCAGAAACGCATTAGAAACAGAAATTCAAGAGTTTATTGAATTAGACGCCAAATATCTTGGAATGCTCGTTTCTGAAAACTGCATATCTGATGATTACGATGGGAAATATAGCCATTACCGTATCATGCCTTCAGGAGAAGATTACATTGAGGAAACTAAAATAAGAAAAAGAAATTTTACAATATCATTAACTATTGGAATTGCAACATTGATGGCGACATTGGCTTTTGGAATTTTGGAATATCTCCGAAAATAACAATCCTACCAATCCCGATGATAAGAAGAATACCAGTCCTCAAATTGCAATTCGGTGCGATGTAAATTGTGCAAATGATGGTATCGAAAAATAGATTTTTCCCCTGCAAGGTCTTCAATGGCCTTTATAACCGGATGTATTATTATGTATTTAGTTAGCTTTTCCTTTCTTCTTGCCCAAAATTCCAGTGGCCGAGAGTAAGGTAATGCATCCCATCCTTCCGGCTTTTCACCGAGCCGATCATCCCATTTCCAATGATTTAAAATGTCGCAAATTTCGGGATAAAGAGAAAAATCGGTTTTCAGCAATTTCCCGATTGCCGCATCAGAAATTTTCTTTGCCTCAAGTGCAACACGTTTCAACCCAATTCCTCCTTTCTTATGTATGGTTAGGTGCTGGTGGGTGCTGCGGAATCTAACTCTCTACTTAAAGTAGATATTTTATCGAAAAAAATATCATTGTATGGTATGCCCGTGATTTCGGATATTCTCTTCGCCTGCCCCACGGTTGCCACATCAGGATTTCTTTCGATTTTCCTGTAGGTATCTACGTGTAAGCCAAGGCTCTCAGCCATTTGGCGTTGCGTCTTCCCCTTTAAAAGTCTTGCTTGCTTTATGGTTAAAATCATATTCCCACCTCCTTCTATTTAATATGTTACTCTACTTTAAGTGGACTGTCAAGAGCTTTTAGTAGATATTTTTAAAAAAAGTGTTGATTATTTTCTACTTTAGGTTTATACTTTTGAATATCATAAAAAGGATAATAAATAGGAGCTGTTTAAAATGTCAATTGGTATGAATATTAAAAAACTGAGAGAGATGCACAACCTCACTCAAGTAGAACTTGCTAAAATAGCTGGAGTAACCGATAAGGCCGTCTCGGCATGGGAAACCGAAACCAAAGAACCCAGAATGGGAGTTATTCAAAAAATTGCCGATCATTTCGGAATTAAAAAAAGCAATATTATTGAAGATAACGGTTTAGACACAAAAAATCAGCCCCAAGAGTTATCTCTCGAAACTGATTTAGAAGAATTAATCGGATGTTATAAAGTATGTAATAACGAAGATAAAGAAGAGTTGTTAATGTTTGCAAGGTATAAAGCCTTAAAAAACACAATCGCGGCGGCGGGGGGAGAACTGGCATATTGATAGATTTATTTGCGTATTTCCCGAAAGGGTAATATATAAAGAATAGGGCGGGATGAAGTGAACGTTTTTATATTTTTACTTTCACTGGCAATTTCTTTTATTGCTCATTATTTTTTCTGCTGTCAAATTATTTACAGTTTGTTTTATAGTTTGCCTTTATCCATTTATTACAGCATAAAAAGAGAAACAAAAATCGCAATAATTTTAAAACAGTTCATCTATCTCATAGCTTATCCGCTTATATACATAGGCGCTATGGTTATAGTTTTTGCCATAAGTTCTAATGCATATTGGATTATATTTTTTAGTAACGGAGTATCTTGGGGACGAGACTTAGCCATAATCTCTATATTGGTGTCATTCTTTAACAAAAGTACGCGAAACGATCTACACGAAGAATTTTTTAACAAACAGTATTATGGCCTTTTATCAGTAGTATATAGACAGAAATGCATATACTTAGGTGAAAAACTTGGCGTTGCTTCAGATGAAGACCTTATGGATTTTTACAATCAGTTTCAGTCGAGAATAGTAAAACTTGGTTTTATGGAAAAATGCGTATTAATGGGTGAAATACAAAGTAGAGCAGACAAAGAAAACGAAGCAGAAAAAGAAAGACAATTGACATAGAGGTGAGAACATGGCAAACGCTAAAAAGCTTAGTAAAGACGGGAACTGGCGTGTTCTTGTATACGCCGGTAAAGACGCAAGTGGCAAACGTCAATATAAATCCTTTACGGAATCCACCGAGCGCAAGGCTAACCTTGCCGCTATGGAGTGGCAGGAACATTACAAGGCAATTACATCAGACGGTGCCAACATGACCGTCAGCGAAGCCATAGACGCGCATATAGCCTCGTTAAGCAATATATTGTCTCCTGCTACGATTGCCGGATATCACAGAATACAAAAGAGCCATTTAAAAGTAATTTTAACCGTAAAACTTGTAAAATTAACAGAAAAAATTATAAAAAACGAAGTTAATAATGAGGCAGGGAAGTATTCCCCCAAAACTGTATACAACGCTTTCGGCCTATTGAACACAGTCCTCAAAAAATACCGGCCTGATTTTAAATATAGAATAGACTTGCCAACCGTTTATCCCACGATTAAAGATGTGCCGCTCGATGATGATTTGCGAAAGATATATGTTTTGGCTTACGGTACCGAAATGGAACTGCCGATACTCCTTGCCTCTTGGCTTGGTTTGCGCGTGTCAGAAATCAGAGGGCTCAAATGTTCTAAAATGGGTAACGGTAAAGTAGTTGTTGAAAAAGCTATCGTTCAGGGTGACGATGGAGCCGTTGAAAAAGGCACAAAATCAAAGAAAGGAACACGTGCTATATCATTCCCAGCATATATTCAACAGAGAATGGACGTATTGATTACAGATGATAGAAAATATATAACAAGTCTGTCGGGGCAAGCAATATATAAGAGGTTTGTGCGGATTTGCAGTAGGGCAGGAGTAGGGCCGTTTCGTTTTCACGATCTGCGCCACACAAACGCAACGATAATGCTTGAAGAAAACGTCCCCGATAAATACATTGCGGAGCGCGGAGGGTGGGGCAGCGATATATATAAAAAACGATATGAGCACACAACTATAAATAAAAGGCAGTCAATAAATGAGGCTATAGACAGCCGTTTTGAAAAAATCATGCAACATGAAATGCAACACGACGATTGACAAATGGCTATTATAGGCGGCTTAAAGAACATTTTTAAGGGGTTCAACTCCCCTCGCCTCCACCAATTAAAAGCCGCCTGAATGGGCGGCTTTCCTTATGCCATGCGGCTTGAGCACTATGTTCAGTATATTTATTTTTACTTGAATTAATTAGATTTTACATGGATATGTTGCATTTTTACGGTCTATGCAACATGATATGCAACACGAAATTAACATTATTTCAAAATATCTCTTTACAAATAAAACCACAGGTATATACTGTAATGGAGAAAGAGGGAAATTTTATGAACAAGAAAATATTAATAGCTGCTGGAGCTATAGTTGTTTCGTCCGCTATTGGCATACCACTTGCAATAACCGTTGTTGGGATGAACGCAACAGTTAATAGCAAACCGACATATGCAACAAATCAAGTATTAGATACATCAAGTGTTTCGAGCGAAGTGTCGAGCGAAGTATCAAGCGAAGTTTCATCCGCTCTCTCGTCTGCTCCGGACGTTCAGGCGCAGGACGTATCAAGTAGTACGGTTTCGACGGTTGATAACACGGATGCGCGTAATGCGGCTCTACAGGGTGAGAATGATAGGCATACGGCGGTACTGACTGATATAGATACACAGTATGACCCACAGATTACGGCGTTGCAGAACGAGATAGACGGGTTTAAGGCTGAGAATGCGAGAGATACAACCACAGAGATTGCGAAGTTGCAGAGCGATTATGATATACCATTTAAGCAATATAACGATTATAATAAGCACCGCATTGAATGTGGTATAGCAGAACCCGATAGGCAAGAACTTCTGTACTATAATATCATGATGGAGAACGGGCAGACCCTAACCGATCAGAAACCGGGGCTTGTGCGATTAAACACCGATTACGCCACAGAGCAATCCGACATATCCTCATTGCCAAGCATGACCGTATCAAAGTCAAACGCCGTATCAAATGAGAACTCATATCATTTAAACAATTTAGCTTCGATTTATAACCTTTATCCCTAAAAACAAGCAGCAGAAAGCCCCCTTAATTGGGGGCTTTAATTATGGCGTGTTTTTCCGGAACCTTTAGAAATTAACTGCGTCGCTGGGATTGTTGAGTACACCCGCTGTGACAAGTAGTTGCAATACTGCGGCAACAATGTTACCAACTACACCCGCATCAAATCCCAAATCTTTGAGTACGCCGGTGATCTGAACAATAACAATAACCTGCGCTATGATTGATGCCCAAAGGATTGAGGACTTCCAACGAGATTGTTTGACGATTGTGGCTGTGACTGGGGTTACTACTGGTGTAACCGGTGCCTCTACTGGGGTTACTACTGTGTTTTCATCCATTGTTTTTACCTCTTTCGTTTTATTATTATCCATGCAAAATCGCAACTGTTGCTAAAATACCGCATGCTGTTGTCAAAAGTGAGATAAGTGCTGTAACTGCCCACGGCAGGCGCCCTTTATTGATCTCATCAAGTTTTGTAAACATAAGCGTAAATGTGTTATCAAACTTAGTCATTTGACCCTCTAAAGTAACCATTTTTTGCTGTAAGAGTGCGATTTCGGTTGATACCGAGTTGTTTTCATTTTCTTTGACCGTTGCCGCTGCTGTTGCTGTCTCCCTCACTGCTTGCGCTGTAGCTGTTGCAGCCTCCCTCACTGCTGCCGCCACTATTTGAGCCGTGATTTGCGCCTGCTGTTGAGCTGTTATCTGTGCCTGTGTTCCGACCACCTGTTCCACCCGTCATTCCCCCTAACCTACCAATTTAATCCATGTCAAATTTCCGACTATTCCATCTGTTGATAGTCCATTCCGAGACTGAAAGGCTTTTACTGCCGCCGCCGTTTTTGCCCCGAACTGCCCATCAATCGCACATCCTAACCGATACTGTATATAGCGAACTGTAATGCCTGTAGAGCCTTGTTTGAGCGTGGGTTTAGATACTATGGCCTGATACGCTCCACCGCTCTGCGAGCCGTACACGCCATCCACGGTGATACCCACCGCAGACTGGAACAGTTTGACCGCATTAATTGTTATCGGCCCTCTAACACCGTCAGTCACAAGCGGTGTGCCGATGTGCAGACGGTTTAATTTAGTCTGATATGTTTTGACAGCAGGGTCACCGGAGGGCATCGGGGAGGCGGTCTTCGGCACCACGGCGGCAACTATGTTTACCGGTTGTAAGGGTGTTTGCGTGACCTGCACGGGCTTAATACCTAAGTGGGCAAGTATACCGCTTGCCATGGCTTGTGCCTCCTGCGCCTGCTTCAAATCGCTGTCTATGGCGGTCACGTCTGAGCTGTCAAGATAACAGAATTCCGAGAGAATAGCAGGCATGTTTGTGTCCCTTATGACCGCATAATAATCCTTGCCGTCAGAGCCTGTTTTTGTCTGAGCGCCGCCATTGTGAGGCTTGCGGCCGAGTTTCTCGTATTCTGCCGCTATCTTAGCGGAAAGGTCGTTACAACTGCCTGAAATGCTCTTGTAAATCTCATAGCCTATACCTTTACCGCCGTTGTGGTGTATGCTTATAAAGAGGTCTGCGCCCCATGAGTTAGCCATTACAGGGCGGTCATTTACGTTTATGAATACATCAGTTTCGCGGGACTGTTTGACTTCCAACCCCGCCGCTATAAGTAGAGGCTTTAATTTGAGTGCCACCGATAGATTGACATTCTTTTCGAGTATACCGTTTGCGGCTTCTCCGCTGTCTGCGCCGCCATGGCCCGGGTCTAAATACACTTTCATATTTTCCTCCTATTTTTTATTACCATATCGGTTTAATCCGCTTGCTGATAATTGGCTGTCAAGTAATGCTTTGGATTGTGGGTCAAGTGCATCATAATATTTCAGCATATCCGCTTTACTCAACCCTAAATACTTTTTAACCGATTCTGAATATGTTGAAGTTGTTGAACTATCCTTAACACTTCTAACAACATCCCTTGATTGTGTAATTGATATGCTAAATTTGCTTGATAGTGTTCCTGCACCTATTGATGGATTTTGTATAACGTATTGCTTGATTTCATCTGATTTATTTGTTTTACTTGCTGAGAACTGAGATAGGCTATTTGCTAAACTTTGCTGCGGTGTTAATTTGCCAGTCATTAGACTGTTTGCATCAGTTGCGGTCTGAACCATCTGCTGGCGTAACGATAATATTTTGCTTTGCTTTTGCAAGTCGCCACCGGAATTTAAAGCGTTGATCTGCTTTTGAAGTGCCAACATTTTAGTCTGTGCAGCCGTGAATTGGCTGTTGATGGTATCTTCGGGGGTTGTTTGGCTATTTGCACCTAATGAGAAGTTTTTATCTGCTGCGGCTGTTTTTGCCTTTTGAGCGTTGTCGTAAAAGTCTTGCACTGCTTGATTGCTGTAAAGCGGATCTGAGGTAAATTTGCGTGTTACAGGGCTTAACAGGTTGCCTCCGACATTACTGCCGTAACTTGATTTTGTCGCAAAAGGTAATCCCAACTGGCCTATTACGCCCATATAAGAAGTAATGAGATAGTCAATTTGTTTGGGTGACATTCCTGTCATATTGCCTAACGACTTTGCAATTTCAGAAGTCTTTTCATCATACTGATTTTTAGGTGATAAATTTTGAAGTGCTGCCGGAACTATTGGACGACCTGCCCAGTCCTTATTCCCTCCTGTTGCCAACGTGGCGACAGGTGTGAAGAAGTTACTCGAAATAGGATTAGCAGGCGCGATATTTGACATTGCCGAACTTCCAAAACCCTTAAATGAATTGGGCTGTCCCATTACTTGACGTGTAATTCGTTCTGCCAAAGAACCAAAAAGCACACCAAACTCACGTGACTTAGGAATTTTAATAAATGTCTTTGCTTGCCCATTTGCATCTTTATCAAGTCCATTCGGAATAAGAAAGTAATTATCTTTTGTGCGGTTATCGAGCGCCTGATAATTTGGGTTGTTCCAGTTGATAGCGTCAAGTGCCACCGTGGGCAGTGTGACAGCGACAACGCCCTTTACAAGAGTGCCTACTGGGTGGGTAACCACTTGCCTTATAATTTTATCAAGGCCTTGTACCCCTGGGTTGAGATAAGGTACTCCCATATCGACTGACTTTGTTACATCGCCGTGTCGTGCAAAGTTTGTTGTAACGTCGTTTGCATTGTAAAGCCCTTGCACCTTTGCATCGTAAGTATTGCCGAGTTTATTTTTAGTTGATAAATATTCGGCAAAACGAGGGGTTTGTTCTGTTGCGTTATTAAACTTTTCGACTTTTGATATTAATCCGCCTTTTTTACCGAGGCTGGCGTAATCCTGTTTAAAGAAACCGCCACCGCCACCGCCAAGAGCCTTATATTCCTGAAATTCTTTTGAGTTTGTCAGTACGCCTTTGGCAGCTTTTCCAAGAGTGCCGAGTGCTTTGATAGGGTTATTTTCAGTGCCATTTATTAGATAGGTCGGAACGTCACGGGCAATATTCGTTAGTGCAAACAAAGGGTTATCTCCTGTGATAAGTGCCTTATAAGTGCCGGTACCTTTTCTTAGCACTTTTGCGGCGAGATTAGCGGAAGGTTGCTGATCTGCGCCTGTCAACGCCCTCAAAAACGACTTATCGTTAATCTGAATGTGAACAGGTTCACCGCCTACCATGACACGCACAATATTATTCTTTGATAAATCAGATGTTGCATTTTTCCATTGTACTGAAAGTTCATCGATGCCATTTTCAAGATTATTTCCGAGATTGAAAGAGTCTTTTTCGGGTACAATTTCAGCAAAAGCACGTAATTCATCAGGACTTTTTTTAATTGCTTTAACGATTGCTTGACCGACTTCATTATATTTTGAGGCCTTGACCATTTTCTGAACGAGTTGAGTAAATGACTGCATAGGGCTTATCACATTGCGGTCACTGCCTGTTGCTTTCTTAAGAGTGTTGGATTGATTTACAAACTCTGATTTTGCCCCCTTAACTCCGCTCGTGCGTTCAATATCTGCAAAGTCTCTGTATGTCGGCACATAATCTGGGTATGTTTTTCTCATAACCTTTGCTGTATCTTCTGAAATAAGTCCTGAATTGACACCCCATTCGTCAATAAATGATCCCCACCACTTTTGAAGATTTTCACTTGCAGTTTTAAAGTTAGGATGGTCTTTTTCGTAAGCGGCGACCACCTGCTTTGAAACAGTGGAATCAACTTTATTGCCGTTTATATCCGTGGTAAATACAGGTTTGCCCTCTGCGGTACGTGAAATATTGTGTTTATTCAGTAAATAGTCCTCGAATGCGTTCTGCTGTGTCTTGGGGATTTCGGCTGTAACATCTTTAAAACTTTTGCCTATGATATTACCGCTTTTATCGGCCAACCCCTCATTGAGAATAAAATTAGATACACCGCCTGAATTTGATGCGTTCATTGAAAGAATGTAGGGGTTTTCAGACGCAACTTTAGCCCCTGCCGCTTTTGAAAATGCTTTTGTTGGATTTTGAACATTGACAAAACGCTGGTACAAATCACTCAAAATTGCTTTAGGTCTGCCTGCTGTTGGGGTAAGGGTAGTTTTCATATTTTGCAATAAAGTAGGTTTGCCCGAAACTATTTTGTCAATAGTATTTATGGGCTTCAACACGTTCCCTGCGCCCACCTGTGCCTTTGTGAGTGCCGTATTTGCCTTAACCACATCATTCACCACCGGTGAAAGTTTAGCGGCTGTGGGCGTTAATGCAGGTTCCTTGCCTATCCCGAATGTCTTGGTGGCATTTGCCACGGCTCTATCTTCTGCGGCTTTCGCAATGTTTGACGGAATTTTAGAAGCAGGCGTAACAAGCCCCTTTGCCCCTAATTCCCTTGTTGCTGTTTTTATAGCTGAGCGTGCGCCTATAGCACTCATACCGCCGCCAAGAGCACCACCCACAAGCCCTTGTAGAGCCATATCTTTTAAGGTTTGGCTATTTGATACGCCTTGCAGTTTATCGCTTGCACCGAAAAGCGCGGCGTTTGAAACTGCGGCTGTAGCGGCACGAGAGGCAATTTTACCCGCAATGGTTGTACCCACTTTTTCAAGTAAAGGTCTTGCGGCCATGCTCACACCTTTATCAACAAGAGAGCCAGGCGCAATATATCCCGCAATACTGCCAGCCCCATAAGCAACGGGGTGTTGCTGTTGAGCTGCTTCAAAATACCTTTGAAGTCTGTCGTCACCTGTCATGGCCGTAGTGAGATTGCCAGCACCCAAATCATTTAGTGCACCAAGCACAGCAGCTGCTGGTGCGGAAGCGGGTTTAGGAGGAGTGACATAATCGAGTTGTAATTTAAATTTTTTCTTTTCAGCTGGTGTCCCAAAAAGCATTACTCGCCACTGTTCAAGGGGATTGTGTGTCATTGGCCCGGCGGCTTGCGCATCTGCGTCATGTTGTTGCTGCGCAGTAAGTTTCGGCGCAGGCGTACTCATAATTTGCTTATAAGTTGGATGTGAAGCGGCGTTAAGCGCGGGGAAGTTAGGAAGATTTGAATTGGTTGTGGCAGAACGAGTAATAGTTTGTGCAGGGGGGGCAACAACGGGTACAGGTTTATTGGGAAAAGCCGATGCCAAATAATCAGGTATTTTACTTTTACCTGCGAATGCTGCCTTTAAATAATCAGGTATTGGCATATTGGCACCCCCTTAATTTAATAACCAGTAGTTTGATAACTGTTTCCGCTTGGAGAAATATAAGTTCTGTTCGGGCTTGCAATGTATTGTGCAAGGGTAATACCGTTGTATTTGTAAGGATATTGAGCGACTAAATTAATTTGGTCTTGTTGGCTTAACCCTGAACTGGTAATAGCGTTTATCAGAGCGTCGGGGTCGGAAATAGTGCTTGTAGTCGTCCCTGTGGCATAACCTGTCTGTGGGTCAATCCCTTTGGTTACATTGGTATAATTCCCCGCGAAGTTTTTCATAAAGTCTGAAACCGTGGGTGTTGCTGGAGCTTTGACGGTTGTGCCTGAACCGCTATGATTTATCTGCGCAATGTTATAAGCGTTCTGCAAAGCCATCTGCTTGTCATACTCTGCCTGTGCCGCCGCCGCCTCATTGTTCTTTTGCACATTTACCGCACCGTTATAATCGCTGGATGATTTGCTTAAAAGTGAGGCTAAATCATTCTGCCCGTTACTGTTAAACGTGTTTATTTTCCCGGTCAAATCGTTAATCTGATTTCCGTAATTCGTCAGGTCACTCGCCTTATTAGCGTTTACAGCAGTGTCGGCGTTCTGCCTGTTGCCGGATGCGTCAAGTTGCCACTGCTGATATGCGCCACCGCCGAGTTGACCGTAATTAGCCGCATTCTCTAAAGCCCGCTTTAAATTAGACTGCTCGGTCACGGCGTTTTGGTCGTACTGAGGCTGATACTTCGCGGGTACTGCGGCTAAATTCTGCTGAATAGGTGCCATTTGATTGTTCAGGTCGTTTAGTCCGGAATTGTTTGTTTGATACAGTTGATTAAGTGCAGTAGCAAGGGAAGAATTTGCTTGATTTCCGAGCGCGTCAATGGAAGTGTCGCCTGTGTTCGTGCCATATGGATTTTTCTTTGCCGTTGCGAGAATGTCGTCGAGTAATGCCATAATTTAAACCTCCTTTATAGATAAGCACAAACTGCTTCCAGTACCGTATTACTTGACAGTGGTATACTAATGGATGTGGGTGTTCCATATATCACGCCAAGGATTAGGTAATATATTGTCTTAGTTGCTATAGTTAAAGTTTTTATCCGCAAGAATTTTGCGGTGGCAACATCAATAAGTGTACCGAAATCCACAAGATCGGTATCAGACACAGAACTGGCCGACGTTGATAACGCACCACTAATGGTATAGATTACCCCCGCCGAACCACTGACGTACATCTGGAACTGACCTGATAAAGTCCAACTTCCAATTGGAAGCGTAGCTTTAAGAGACCCCGGATTGTAATATGTTCCTACGCCCGGCCCTGAAAGAGTATACCCTGTGTTATCAACTACCCGGATTTTCCATTTATTCGGGTCAAGAGGGAAGCCGAACGGGGCTTTATGAGGGCTGTAATAAACTGCGCTGATTGCAACATTTGTGAGGGCATAATCCGTACCACCGTATAGCGTTATAGTGGATGATGTTATCGCGGTCACAATAAAATACTTGACTGTCGTATTTGTGAGCATTATCCTCATACCGACTGATATAAACGGTGTCAAGTCTGCTGAGGTGGTTGCCGTAAAAGTTGGCGCATCAGCGGTGGCGTATGTAAGCACCTGAGAAATCAGCGTCCACCCGTCCGCAAGGTTTGACCCGGCCGTTGCGTTGTCGGCCGTAATCGTCCCGTTCCCGTTCAATAATGTGCCGTTTATCCAATCCCTGATCTGATTAAACAAGGTCATAAACTGTTGTCTTGCGGCTGTAGCCCCGGGCTTTTGCGGAAATGTGTTTGTATCACTTAAGCCTGTTACCGGATTAAATCCAAAATTAGTCATTATTTCACTTCCTTTACAACGACGTACTGAATGTTAATATTTGAAGCGTTCATGTCTTCGCCTGCCACATTATTACTGAGTTTCAACGAAAATGATTTGGTTGATCTTGCTATAGGTTTACGCATCGGTTCGTTAAACCACGGGTCGGAACCCCACGAGAAGTTATCCCAGTCCCAATTATTCCAGTCGAATAATGCATCAATTGAAATCGGTTGCGAATCCGCTACTCCACCCTCGTTTTGGTCTGTAAAATATGTAATACCGATTGTTTCCGGTGTGTCAGACTTTGCAGAGCACCACCATTTTCTAATCGTTTTTAACAAGTTTGGTGAGCCGAAATGATTTGTCCCCATCTGCCAATATGAATTTATTGCGGCACCGTTATCAATAAAGGTGTTTTCAAACACTTCTATATATCCACTCACAGTGTCTCCGAAATACAGGTAAATGGTGTCCTGCGCAAAACAACTGATCGGCAGGCTATCAAATACCCACCAAGCTAATTCCTGTTGCATTTTTTCTTGATTTTGCTGAGAATTGTAAGGTGTCAAACCCCAATCCCACAGATAGACTTTTCCGTTTACCGCTACCCAGTATTTATTGTTGAAATTGATTGCAACCGCGCTTGTAATGTTGCTTTCCTGCAATAATCCTTGTCTGCGAGCGTTGCCGTTTATATTTCTGCTTAGCGGTTTCACATTGCGATAAACCGTATCGCTCACAATAGCTGTAGTTTCGTTCACAAGGGTACAAACCCCAAAGTATGAGTTAGTCCACACCAATTTGTTATCAACGAGTTGTACGGTTTTGGGGCAGTCACATCCGATGTTGGAGTTGAGAGATACAACAGGGAATAAAGGGATAGGAATGGCAGCGGTAGAAAGTCCTCCGTAAGTCATGCCGTAAATACTTCTCTGTTTAAAAAGTATCATCGTGTCATTCTGAATAGCCATTTGAGAGATCGGGTCGTCATTTTGACCGATATTGTTGTACTGAAGTATGGGAATGTATTCGGGGTTCGCGGTATCCGAATAATAATAGTTTGCCGTGTTGTTTCCAGCAAAGAATATACGGTTTGAGGTATCTCCCCCAAAAGCTGTGGCGATGGTGCAGTTAAGCAAATAGTTTCTGTCTGTCGCATTTGTTTTATAGGCGGTTATTAAAACGTTGTTCTGACCTGATGCGGAGGCAACCGTGAATGTGACGACTCCGGTCGTGCGGTTTACCGTGAAATTTGTACCCTCAACTTTTGCAACCCCACCAACCGTGCAAGTAACCGTTGTTGCATCAAGCCCTAAGTCCGTTAATTGGTATGCGGTGGATGTTCCGTCACCGTTGAATGAGTCTAAAAATCCCGCGCCGAGACGGTTATAATTATTGGTGGAGGTTCCCCCGCCTGTTGGCGTTCTATTGATAACCACCGTTGGCACATACGGCACTACCGCAACGCATGTTGTCCCGTCAAACTTCACGTACTCATGTCCATTTATGTAGTAAAGAAATCCGTTATATTTGAAGAATGTACCCTTTGCCGCCGTCAGACCTGTATAAACGGTTGTATATGAGGTTAAAGTCGGGTTCATCGTGCAAAGGTTTGTACCTGTAGAGAACACCAGAACGCCCTTGTATAGGTAGTCGTACATCGAAAGGATAGGCGCGCCCGTGGCAGTGACGTTGAGCGATCTTGACCCCGGACGTTTGCAAAATGTCTGATTATAGTAAACATTTTTACAGTCCTGCGCCTGATTATCCAAAAGCTGATAAGGGTTGTCCTCTAAATTCAGACCCCCGTTGATGTTGTCGAGTTTCCACGTATAAACTTTTGGGGTTGCGAGTATTTTTACCGGCATATTACCACCCCGTCACGTTCTGAATTTCGGCTGTCCCGTAATCCTGCAACGGATTTAACCGTTGAACTTTTTGCTCATATATATTCTCGTAGGTCGTGAACAGGTCGGGGCGTTCATCAGCCAAAAGATAAGCCGCCACGTAAGTAGCAATAATATCAACCGCGTCGGGCGTGTTCTCCATGACGAACGTGTCTGCCGTGGTATCATCAATAGTCACGGGGTATTTATAATAGTTGATGGTATATTCGCCCATGTCGTAATAATTCAAGAGTATTTGATTTGGCTCTTTCCAAAAATAATCAGTAGGTCTTAAAAATCGGTTTCCGTCACTGAAATTCCCTGTTAAACTCACACCGTCCGGCATGAGTTGAAAGAAATCATCAGGCATGGTATACACGTTATAAGACTGATAATTCGGAATGTCTGATAACGTAGCAAACGCTACATTATAAAGAGCGATATTCCTTGCCCTGTATGTGTAAGAGCCTGAAAAACGTATTTGAATAGGGTTGTTTACGTTTGACGGTGTGATAAAACCTTTATATGCGATATATCCTGTTGGTTTTGTCACGACCGATATGTGAACCGGCGCAGGAAGTGCTTGAAATACACCGTTGACCTGCTCCTCAATGTAAATATCCGCGAGATTGTCCACCTCAAAGTAGTAAGAAAGCGCCGTACTGCATTGAAAAATCAAGTCAGAATTTGTGTGCAACTGAATGTCGAACATATTCAAAGGGTTAGATAAAGCGTTGTCTATCGGGTATTGAGAGAGAACTAATTTTGCGGGTATTTTTTTATAAACCGTTGAAATCTCACGATTTACAGCGTTTATTAAAGACGGCATACGGTTTATATAGTCCTGTTGAGCCGCATCACTGGTCGGGGTAAGAACGCCGCCCTGCGATTTGTTGTTTATGAGGACAATAATGTCGTTTTTTATGTCTGCGAAAGTTTTAGACATTTAAAGCACCGCCTTTATTCAGCGACTAACTGTAGATTTGCGTCATAGTCCTTTGCGGTCTGATAGATAGCATCATTGGCACTTGCGATTGAAACGGTTAGTGAGCCACTAACTGTTTTATCATCCGAACTTGCCGTAAAGGTTGCTTGTGTTATGCTTTCGTTTGAATTGACATTGGTGCAATGATATTTTATTGCCATTTAAAACACTCCTTAAGATTTAGTATTGTTCCCACGCCGTTGCCACGGTGTTTTGTTCGAGTTGAAGTTTGAAAGAGAAGTTTGTAAAAGCAGCACCCGAAACTACTCTTATAAAAACATAAGATATGTGGTCAAGTGTGATAGGCGTTTGCGTATTAGTTAAAGTATTGTTAAGCGTTAATAAATTTACGTTGACTTCTCTAACATAAACAAACATGTTGGAAGGAATAATTTGACTCGAACTTAATGTGTACGGAACTATTTTGATTGGCGCTAAATATTGGTCTGCAAATCCCAAATCATTAGAAGATTGTAAAGTTGCACCCGTTAAACAAAATCTTGTATTTGCTGTTGCCGTTCCATTTAAAGTAATTGTACCGCCTGTCGCAACTGTGCAAGTAACACCATTTGCCGTGATTGAGCCAACTGCGGGGTTAAATAGGTTTTTGCTAAATCTGCCTGATTGACCTGCTAAACTCATATTTAATCCAAACATATCAAAGCCCCCTGACCGCCCATAACTGGCCCGAAGTTAATGTTATTTTTGAAAATGAGAAAGGTAGCATAGTCCCTTTAGGATGTGTCCCCGTCAAAACTGAGTTTCCTGTAACTGTACTATTTAAAGTGACTGCCGAAATAACAACGTCAGTTTCACATATTGCAAATTTAGCATTAACAACATGTTCTGCTGTGTCGGTTATGTATTCGACATTTCCACCGTACGCGTAATCTATAGAAGTTCTCATTTTGTGACCTCCTTTTTATGTTTTCTCACGCATGCGAGCCGTTGCCCGTTGTTAGACCACTCACGACCGCACACAGCGCACTTTCCTATTGAAACAGGCAATTGTGCGGGTATTGGTTTAGGCGGTTCTATGCCCCTTGTAACGACTTCCATGATATTGTAAAGGATTTGTTCGCTTACTGTAATGCAATTATTTTCATTGATTTTAAACATGCTTCCTCCAAAGAGAGGGGCGTGTTGCCGCCCCGTATTCCTTAACTGTCTGCGGTCACTCTTAAAACCTGCGTACCGTCTGATTTTGTGCGGACTATTGCGGTTTTTGAGGCCGCAAGTGCTACAGCCGCGCCGCTGGCGACTTTGATGTTTGCCGCAAGGGAACTATCGAGGTTGACGACGATATATAACTTGCCCGGCACAGCGTCAACCGCCGCGATTACGATTGAATTTGAAGCGTGGCCTGTTGCCACTTCAAGTGTGACCGCTTTGCTCTGGGCAGTAGTGAGTGTTACGTCACCGGATGCAAGGGAAATTCCTGTTACAAAATCAACCTCACCGGTAGAGCAACCCTCTTGGTCAAGTCTTGTCCATCCGCGCTTTGCGTCTTTATTTAAAGCCATTTGATTACCTCCAATTGGAGGGCGGTTATTAAGCCGCCCTTATTATTACGTCGGGAATGCTGTCCCGCCGAGACCGGGGAACGAGCCGAGGAATGCACGCCAGTTGTTAAAGCCCGGGACGAAACGAGCGCGGGCTTTAAATAGGGTGTTGTCATTCGCCGGATCCATGTCAACCTTTATTGTCAGGTTTACTCTGTCAAGCCAGATTGCGCCCTGTCCGACTTCATTGAAACCGCTGTCCATCAGGAACCACGGCATTTTACCGGCAGTCACGCCGGACGGGATAAAGGCGTTCAGGTACGGCCAGATCAGGACGTTCCAGTTGCCTTTCTGCGAATTGGAACTGTTATTTGCAGTACCGGGTACGCCCTCAGTTCCCACGATGTCAGCAACCATCTTGCGGGCTCTTGCATCGTCAGGTATTATGATTGTATCGGGACTGATTGAAAGCAGATGCCCGTCGTCGTCCTTGAACAGGTGCATGTACTGCTGCGCATAGCAAAGGTTGTCATACGTCAGCTCGCCTGCATAGAAATTCGACTGGTTGGCTGCGCCGCCTGTCTTCGAGGGGTGAGCCGTGGTGAACAGAGCTACAGCATCAGCGCCGGTTGTCTTATAACTGTTCAATAAGGCATTGCCGTTGCCGTATGTAACCGCTGTCCCCGATGCGCCCATAAGCATTGCAGCACCGAGTTCTTCACGTGTGCGACCGTATGAAAGCGTAAACATGCCCGCTTTGGACTTGATTTTTCCGAACTTTGCATCTTCAATCATTTCCTGTGTTACCACAAGTTTATTTTTGAATGTGCAAGGCTCTAAATACTGTGAATAGCCGTCCTGCATTCCGTTTTCGGGATATGCGCCGCCCTCACCGGTATTCTCGAAGTTGCCGACAGATGTCTCATAACCATATTTGGCGGCAAAATCAGTTGTGGTGTCGGGGATAAAGATTTCATTTACGAGGGATTTGTTTTCAAACGCCTCGACCTGTTGCTCGATATATGCGCGAATTGGCTGTAGGGATTTGCCTATCTGGGTATCGTTGAGGTTTGAACCTTTTTCAAAAATTACTCCTGCCATTTAATTCACTCTCCTATCTCCTGAAAAATCCGCGAACGGTTGAAGTGGTTGTAGCGCCATCGGTTGTCGAGATTTCAAACACGCCCGAAGTGGCTGTTGCGGTTACGGTAAGTCCGTCAGAACCAATAGTAACCACCGTGCCGATAAGTGTAGCGGCGACGGTTGCGCTTGAAGTTGTCTCATACTCAATTCCCTCTGTGCAGCGCTCGACGGGAATTACGGGGCCTGCCGCTGCGGAAGCCGCTGTTGCCATTGCGATAAACTGAGGTATTGCGGTTGCTCCGCATTTGGTGAGCCTGCCGGAAGTCAGCACAAGTGCCTCTCCGATAGTCACGGCCTCACTGTTGGTCATCTGGTAGTATTCGAGTGTGGTCGAAAGACCGATAATTGCTTTTGATCTTTTAAAAGCCATTTAAAAACCCTCCTTTAAGGATTTGGCATAATGTTTTTTAATCTGTTCATCTGTCATTCCTTTGTTCATTGTCTTGTAAAGCTTGTAAGTCTCGGGAGGTACATTGACATTTGAAACGTCAACCCCTCCGCCTGTGGGTTTAAGGTGTCCCTTTGAATTTAAGTCGTTAAGCGCGGCCTGTTTACCTGCGGCGGTGCTTTTTGACTGAATGGATTTCCAGTTTGCCTGAACATAAGCCTCGACCGGGCTGAACCCCCGCTTGATGAATAATGACATTTGAGTTGCCACATCTTCGGGTAATCCTAAAGATGGATTCTCTCCGTCAAACTTCTCGTCGGGGAACGCGGTTTTAAGCTCTGAAACCCAACCATCCATTGTTGACTTTGCCTGCGCTTCCTGCGCCGCTTTAATCAGTGGGTGGTTACTCACCGCCTCGTCAATCATGCTTTTAACTTTTTGGGGGTCGGGTTCTCCCCTTTGAATAGCCGCCTGCCGTTCAACTTCGGCGGCGAGTTGATCAAGTGTCGTGATGCCATCTGTTGAACCGTATTTAGCGGAAACGTCTGCATCTGAATAACAACCATTTGTCGCGCCGTAGTTTTTAATCAATTCGGTTGTGTGAGAAAATTTCTCACGTTCTGTCTTTAACGCCGTTTCAGATTCGCGGCGAGCCGCGGCAAAACGAGCGTTATCGTCTTGTGACTGTGCTGGTTTAGCCGGACTGTCTATCTGCTCGGCGGCTGCAGAATTATCAACGCCTGTGTCAACAGTCTCTATTGTCTCTGTGCTTTGCGGGGCGGCGACTTCCGCAACTGTACCGCCTTGTATTTCATCAGCCATAATAAATTCCTTTCAATTTGGGTTTGTGACGCTATCCCAAGCGAATTTTATTTACTTCTGAGGTCATTGCCCTTGACTATCTGCGGCTGTTTGCCTTTAGACTGTTTGCTGTCCGCAGTAATTTTCTGCGCTGAGGTATTGCCAAAGGGATTGCTTTTGCCGTTATCTGCCATGTGTATCACCTCCTTGAATGGAATATAAAAAGAGCCACTAAAACCGATTAAGGTTTCAA